GGTATCACCACTTCTTGCGTAGTAAATCTATGCTCATTGGCGCATTCGCGTCTGCGGGTATACCCGAAAGTTGGTGACTTTTTCGTCTGCTTGACGATTGACCAGGCGTTGCAGATCGGGCATTTCACGGTTGGCGTGCCTCTTGTAGTATCTCGATGCGCTCGCGTGCCGCGCGCAAGGTCGTGTAGCGTTGATGCAAGCGCTCTAGCACTGCCACGCGTTTGGCGTCTGCGCGCTCTTCGGTCAACATCTCCAGCACCTTAATTTCGTCCAAGGTCCTAAGTTCAGCGTTTAATTTTCTCCATGTACGTGCCAATTTTTACCTCCAGTTTAGTAATTGTTGCTAATGTTTTCAATAACGTGCGCCGCGCCGCGTTAGAGTCTTTTTGATGTATTTTTAAAATAGATCGCGCGGCTTTGAGTTGCGCTTTCCATAGGTTTATGCGTGTCATTTAAGTTCCTCCATTGCAATATCAGATATGGCGCGCTTGTCGTGCAACGCGGCCCAGATTTTTTCATCTATAGTTTTGTTCGTCATCATCACGTAGCACCACACGTCATGCCGCTGGCCGCTACGATGCAGGCGCCCGACGGTTTGTTCATACAGTTCGAGCGACCAGGGCAAGGACACGAAGACGATTCGACAGCCGCCGTGCTGCAGGTTAAGCCCGTGGCCGGCTGACTTTGGGTGAACCAAGAGGAGCTCGATCTCGCCCGCATTCCAGCGCTCAATTGCGCGGTCATCGTCGAGCGTCTGGGCTTTAGGATAGCGTCGCTTGAGCTCGGCGAGCTCGCCTTGGTATGTGTACGCCACCAAAGTATTGGCATGTTGGTTTTCCTCTAGCAGTTCATCAAGTCGATCAAATTTATGCGGGCTAAACCATACGGGTGTCTGTGTGACAATGAACGTACCAGCTTTTTCGGAGGCGGTTCTACGTGTGTCATAGACAAAACCGCTGGCCATTTGTTGCAGTTTTCCTGTCACTACGCCGCCGTTGGCCGCTACGGCTTTGGCGTCTGGAAACTCCACCATAAAATCTTTTTTCATCTTTTCGTAAGGCGCGCGGTCTACTAGATCGCATCGCACTTCGACGACGTGCAACGGCGGCAGTTTGTCTTTGTATTCGCCAGCCTCTAGGACATACGTCGCCGGCTTGATCCGCTCCATAACTTGACCCAGCGCGCCTACACGCGGCGCCCACTCGCCAAAGTCTTTATTGATCAGCACAAAGTATTGCTGCATGAACGCGCCCTTAGCGCGGCCTAGCAGGTTCTGGTCAACGATCTTGCACTGGCCAAACACATCTTCTAAACCGTTACTGGTGAATGAACCTGTCAAGCCCCAGCGGATAGATACGTCTTTGATGATCTTCTCAAAGGCTTTAAAGCGCGCGCCTGATGGATTCTTGAGCTTGGTGAGCTCGTCAAAGACTAGTCCATCCACCGGCAAACCTTTACCCATCGTTTCGCAAATGCCGGCAAGCCATTGCAGGTTGTCGTAGTTGATAACGATCACGTTAGCGTCGCTGCTGAAGACCGCGTTGCGTTGCTTAGGCGTGCCAATCGCAATTGCTATCTTGAGATGCTTGCTCCACTTAGGCATCTCGATTGGCCACACGTCAGTGCAGACGCGCTTAGGCGCGACAACTAGCCAGCGCTTGACGTGCCCACTCGCAACCATCGCATCCATTGCGGTCAGCGTGATGGCCGTCTTACCCGCGCCCACAGGCGCCAAGATCATGGCTCTGTCGCGCTCAAATAGGAAGTCAGCCGCTTCTTCTTGGTAGGGCCTAAGTTTCATCCTAGCGCCAACGACTTATATTTAACCAAATACAGTTTGCCGTCATGGGCATACCATTCGGTAATTACGCCGCCAGAACATTCAACAATCTTTTTACCCACAAACCACATCTTGATTCGCCACCAAATTGATGGCGTGTAAAACCCCATGTATTTGTGATCAAACAATTCTTTGTATGTCATACGATTCCTTTAACCCATTCATCTATTTGTTCTATGGTCCACAGGCACGCATAGTTTTGTTTCAGTAGCGCCATGTCTGACATAAACATTTTTTGCAGTTCAGACAATCTGCCACCTTTTGTTTTCAACTCCACAAACCATGTAGCGCCATCGGGTAAACATGCAATCCTGTCGGCGACGCCTTTGCGCCCTGGTGACGTGAATTTCCATGTCTTACCGCCTATGCGCTCCACAGCCCACACGAAATGATTTTCAACTATTTTTTCTTTCATGTCCGAAAGTTTAGCACACTTTTATTTTTTGTGATATAGTTCAGTCTCAATCAACTAAAGGAGAGTTCAGTGAAAGACATACCTACCGCGTTCCCTTGGACGCATGACGACCTAACTTGCACAGGCATGACCTTGCGAGATTACTTCGCCGCTAAGGCAATTCAAGGCTTATTAGCCTCTGATGTCCACGCGCCGATGAAAGCGTTTGCAACTAAAGCCTACGAAATGGCAGACTTGATGATGAGAGCGAGGGAAGCATGAAAATCACACAATCGGACAAAGATAACTCCAACGCACGACAAATACTTCACGTCAAAATTGCTTTGGCTAAGTCAGAACTTAAAACACTTCAATTTTTAGTTTCTGAAGCTAAACAAAAATTATTTGGTTTGAACGACCAATTTGCTGCGCTCTCTAATTCCGAAGGTTTTACTACAGTGGAGGCTTGCGATGCAGCACAGTAATATCGTCGGCGGCTCGACCGCCAAACGCGTCATCAACTGCCCAGGCTCTGTAGTCTTGGTGCAAAAGATGCCACCTAAGCCCAGCAACAAATACGCTGACGAAGGCACGCTACTTCATAACGTCATCGCTGAGATCGTGATGACAGACAACCCACCAGAGCATTACCTTGGCACCAAGTACGAAGACCAAGTGCTTACGCAAGAATTGATCGACACCAAACTCAAGCCTGCCTTGGCCGCGCTTGATGAGCTAGACCCAAACAAGGAGATGGAAATTGAAGCTGAAACTCGCGTTGGCTTTGGCGATCTGTTGCCTGACGTATTCGGGAGCACTGACCTCATTGGGCGTATCGGCAACCGCGCAATTGTTTTGGATTGGAAGTTTGGTGATGGTGTCGCTGTTGATGTAGAAGAAAACCCGCAGCTTATGTTTTACGCCGCCGCATCTATGCGTACCGAAGGCGCCAAGTGGGCGTTTGAAGGCGTCGATGAGATCGAGATGGTGATCGTGCAACCGCCGCAAGTCAAGCGCTGGGTGACCACGCCGGCCCGCATCGCTGAGTTTGAAAAGCAATTAGTTAACGCTGTCAAAGAAGCTCAAAAGCCAGACGCTAGATTGCAAACAGGCGACCATTGCCGCTGGTGTGCTGCCAAGCCTGTCTGCCCTCAAATGACAGGCGCTGTAGACCGCGCATTGAAGACCAGCATCGACAATTTGGACGCGCCAACAATCAGTGCGTACCTTAAAAATGCTGATATGCTGGAGCAGTGGATCACTGATCTACGCGCGCTGGCACTCCAGATGCTTGACTCTGGTGCCAAGTTGCCCGACTACAAACTGGTGGCCAAACGTGCCATCCGTCAATGGACCGATGAAGACAAAGCCAAGGTCGCTTTGTTTGCTTTCGGTCTTACAGAATCTGAAGTGATGGAGTCGTCCGTGATCTCCCCTGCGAAGGCCGAGAAGGTGCTCAAAAAGCGCAAGCTCGGCCTACCAGACGATCTAGTCGTCGCTATTAGTTCAGGTAACACTTTGGCCAGCGCGGATGACCCACGCCCCGAAGTTGTTCAAATCGGGAAGCAGTTAACTGCAGCCCTTTCTAAAATCATGTAAAGGAAACAGAAATGTCCAATCTAGTAGCGTTCTCCCAAGCTGGCTTGCCAGCAGTCTCCACCCTGTCATCCGCTTTGCGCGCGATTCAAGCCGATGTTGGCCCCGCCGGCACAGTCATCTTGAAAATGGATAAGACTGGCCATTGGGTCTTCGGCGCAGATCAAACCGAAGCTGAAGAAGATTCGACTTGGGCCATCAATCCTTTCTCTTTTGTCCACGGCTTTATTGCTTGGGGCGATGGTGAAGTATTGGCCGAGAAGATGGCGAGCGTAAGCCAGCCATTGCCTGAGCTCGACGAAGCGCCCCCAGGTGCCAAGAAGGGTTGGGAAACCCAAGTCGGTATGTCTTTAAAGTGCATCAGCGGCGAAGACAAAGGCATGGAAGCGCGTTTTACCACTACATCAGTAGGCGGTAAGCGTGCAGTTCAGACCTTGGCCGTGGCCTTGGCAGAGCAGGTAGAAAAAGATCAGTCTAAGCCTGTGGCAATTGTGCGTCTGAAAAAGGACCACTACGCCCACAAGTCTTACGGCAAGATTTATACGCCTGTCTTTGAGGTTGTGGAATGGGTCAGCATGGATGGTGAGCCTGAGCCCGCCCCAGAAGCTGTCGAAGCCCCTGCGCCTGTTGGTCGTCGCCGTCGCGCCGCCTAATGAGCCTTTGGGTTGACTTTGAAACCCGTAGCGCCTGCGACCTAAAAGTCGCGGGCGTTTACAACTACGCGCAAGACGTGAGCACCGAAGTGCTTTGTATGTCTTACGCTTTTAACGACGATGAAGTGCAGACATGGTTGCCAGACCAGCCATTTCCCGATGCCGTGCGCGATTACAAAGATGTAATCTACGCCCACAATGCCGCTTTCGAGCGCTTAATTTTTTGGTACGTGTTGCAGATGAATTTTGACTTGGAACAGTTCTATTGCACCGCAGCACAGGGCCGCGCCAACTGCGCGCCTGGCTCACTTGAGGACGTCGGCCGC